CTCGCCGTCTGGAGGCCCGCGAGGGCGAGGATGACGTGCCCGTGCGGGCGCCGGTGCAGGCGGGCGCGTACGGCAGCGGGGGGCGGGCTTGAAGCGCCGGCTGTGACCGGCGATCCAAAGCCCCGGGGCGACGCCCCGGGGCTTTTCCCGTGTTGAGGCTATCAGGTCGTCTTGGTGGTCTTGCGGGGGCGGCCGCGGGGTTTCTCCGGCGGCCAGTACGGCTCCAGCTCGGCTAGGACGCGGTCGGGCTCGGCAGCCAGGCGACGCAGGCAAGCGCGCAGGTAGGCGTCCATGGTGCGCCCGTCTGGCAGGTGGGCGCGGGCGGCGTCGACCTCGGCCTGTTCGGGCCGGTAGGTCCGGGTGACGAGCTCGTGTCTGCTGTTCATGGAAAAATCCTGGCATAAGTGGCTTTCTATTTCTAGGGGGGCTGTGCTATGGTGGAGTCACCGAAAAGCGGAAGCCACTTTTAGCAGGGAGAACATGATGAGCGACCTCTACTTCAACGAGATCACCGGCGAGATCGAGCACATCCCCGCCGAGCGCGTCAAGCCCGGCATCGGCGTCCAGCGCGTCAACCACTACGACGAGCAGGGTAACTTCCTTGGTCAGTACACCCTCTACGGCACCGAGCGCATGGCCCGCGCCTACGCCATCCTCCAGCACATGCACGACACCGACCCCGGCTACGAGATCGCCTACCAGGCCTACATCGAGGAAGCCGCCAAGGTCCGCAAGGCCTCTCGCCGGCGGTGACCGCCCCCTAGAAAGCCCAGGGCCCCAGGGAAAACCCCCGGGGCCCTTCCCCTTTGCCCCCTACGCGGGGGGCGCCGGTTCACCCCCACATGCGTGGGGAGCATAAGATCGCTTCTGACGCCGGCCTGACTGACGCCGGTTCACCCCCACATGCGTGGGGAACAACTCGCCGCCAATCCTAGCCGCAACGAAATCCCCTGTCGACACTTGACACGAGGCTATCCACAGGTAGATAATGAAAACGGCTATTTAGCATGCCCGAAAACCCCGCCAGAGCGCGGGGTCCCGTCGTCTCCGGGGGTGAGCACGTGTGCCCGCACCACTCCCCGACGACAAGCGCGCCGCCATCCTCGCCGACATCAAAACCGGCAAACCTCGCAACGCCATCGCCCGCAAACACGGCGTCAGCCCAAGCACCGTCACCAAAATCGCAAAGAGTGCCGGTGCGACCGACGCCTTCGACCGGTCTCAGACAAAAGCGGCCACGGAGGCGCGCATCGCCGACGCCGCCGCCGAGCGGGCATCCCTCGTCACCGCCTCCCTCGCCGCCGCCAAGGCCGCCCTCGCGCGCATGTACGAAGACCTCTCCCAGGCCAGCGCGCGCGACGCCGCGGTCATTTTCGGCATCGCCGTCGACAAGCACCTCGCGCTCGAGCGGCACAACTCCGGCGCCGACGCCGACCGGGCCGCGTCCCTGCTCGGCGCGATCCTGAGCGACCTGCAGGCCCGCCATGGCGACACCCCGTCTGAGTGACAAGCAGGAGCGGTCGATCGCCCACGCGACCGCGCGTATCAACATCTGGTCGGGCGCGGTCCGCTCCGGCAAGACGGTCGCCTCGCTGCTGCGTTGGCTCACCTACGTCGCCTCAGCACCGCGCGGCGGCGCGCTGGTGGTCAGCGGCAAAACATTCGACACCGTCGCCCGCAACGTTTTCGGCCCGTTGCAGGACCACGCGCTGTTCGGCCCGTTCGCCCGGCACGTCCACTACACCCGAGGCGCGCCCACGGCCACCATCCTCGGCCGCACCGTCGAGGTGATCACCGCCAACGACGCACGCGCCGAAGGACGCTTGAGAGGCCTCACCGCCGCCGGCGCCTACGTCGACGAGCTCACTCTCATACCCGAGGACTTTTTCAACCAGCTCCTCGCCCGCCTCTCCGTACCCGGCGCCAAGGTCTTCTGCACGACCAACCCCGACGGCCCGGCGCACTGGGTGCGGCGGAAATTCCTGCTCCGCGCCGGCGAGCTCGACCTGCGACACTGGCATTTCACCCTCGACGACAACCCCAACCTCGACCCCGCCTACGTCGAGGCGCTCAAAGCCGAGTACGTCGGGCTGTGGTATAGGCGTTTCATCCTCGGCGAATGGTGCCTGGCCGAGGGCGCCGTCTACGACATGTGGGACGAGGACACCCACGTCGTCGACACCCTCCCGCCCATCACCCGATGGATCTCGTGCGGCGTCGACTACGGCACCACCAACCCATTCGCCGCGCTCGTGCTCGGCCTCGGCGCCGACGGCCGCCTGTACCTCGCCCGCGAGTGGCGCCACGACTCCAAGCTCGCCCGCCGCTCGCTGACCGACGCCGAATACTCCCAGCGCCTCCGCGACTGGCTTGATCAGGGCGAACGCCCGCAGTACATCGTCGTCGACCCGAGCGCGGCGTCGTTCCGGGTGCAACTGCACCACGACGGCCTGCCGAGCATGCTCGGCGACAACGATGTGCTCGCCGGCATCCGCACCGTCGCCTCGCTTCTTGCCACCGACCGGCTGCGCGTCCACCGCTCGTGTCGCGGCTTCATCGAGGAAATCACCGGCTACAGCTGGGACGACACCGCAGCCGAGAAAGGCGAGGACCGCCCCGTCAAGGTCGACGACCACAGTCTGGATGCTGCGCGGTACGCGATCCACAGCACGCGGGCGGCATGGCGGTACGAGCTGGCGCCGCCGCAACAGGCGGCCGCATAGTCATGCATCGGCCGCCTGCATAAACGGACATTCAGGCATCAAATCATCAGGGTTTCGGACAGCCGTCGAACCGGAATCCGCCGACCTGCGAAAACCACGAAGCGAAACCGGACAGAATCAGCATTCTGTACCGTCAACGAGGGGAGGCCCGGCATGCCCCTGCCCAACGGCGGCACCTGGCCGCCCCGCGAACACCAGCCGATTTACGACCTCTACGCCATCCACTCGGCCTGGTACACCGGCGACCCCGACGAGCTCGCCCGCATCTACGGCAACCCGTCCGCCGGCGACCTGATGCGCCCACCCAACAGGCCATCCACCTACCGCGGCGGGCTCGTCGGCACCATCGCCCGCTGGTTTTGGGGCGCCCCCCAGCCCCGCGGCGAACGCCGCGTCAAGCTCCACGTCCCGATCGCCGCCGATCTCAGCGGCTTGTCGGCCGACCTGCTCTACTCCGAGCCCCCCGCCATCCGCGTTTCGGACGCGGCCACTCAGACGTGGCTCGACGAGCAGGCCGAGCAAATCCACGCCGCCCTGCTCGAAGCCGCCGAGGTCGGCGCCGCCCTCGGAGGCGCCTATCTGCGCATCTGCTGGGACACCCAGGTCAGCTCCCGGCCGTGGATCGCCCCCGTGCACGCCGACTGCGCCGTACCCGAGTGGCGCTGGGGTCGGCTGCACGCCGTCACATTCTGGCGTGTCCTCGAGCAGGACGGCCCCAAGCGCCTGGTGCATCTGGAGCGGCACGAGCCCGGCGCGATCCTGCATGGCCTCTATGAGGGCACGGCCGGTGATCTCGGACGGCAGGTCGACCTGAGCGCGCATCCGGAGACCGCCGGCCTCCCGCCTGTGGTCGAGACCGGCATTCCGCTGCTGACCGCCGCCTACCTGCCGAACATCAGGCCGCAGCGCCGGTGGCGCAACTACCCCGCCGGCGCCAACCTCGGCCGAAGCGATTTCGACGGCCTCGAGGGACTGATGGACAGGCTGGACGCGGTCTACACCAGCCTGGTGCGCGAGATCGACCTCGCCAAGGCCCGCCTGATCGTGCCGCGCGCGTATCTGCAGAACCTCGGCCCCGGCGCGGGCTCCTACTTCGACGCTGACCGGGAGCTGTACGAGGCGGTCGACGCTCTGCCGTCGGAGTCCGGCGGCCTGGAGATCGCCCCCCAGCAATTCGCCATCCGCGTCGACGAGCACCTGCGCTCGGCCGACGCCCTCGTGCGGCAGATCATCCGCACCGCCGGCTACTCCGCCCAGTCGCTCGGCATGGACGACGCCGTGGCCATGACCGCTACCGAGGTCAAAGCCAAGGAGCGCCGCTCCATGATCACCAGGGCGAAGAAGCAGCTCCACCAGCGCCCTGCGATCGTTGGCGCGGTCGAGGCCCTGCTCGGTGTTCAGGCGAGCCTGTTCGGCGGCGGCGTCGCCGTCGAGCGGCCCGACGTGGTGTTTGGCGACTCGGTCAGCGAAGACGTCGAGGCCCTCGCACGGACTGCCACCCTGCTTCGGCAGGCCGAGGCTGCCTCGACCGAGACCCTCGTCCGGCTCGTGCATCCCGACTGGGACGAGGAGCAGATCCGGGCCGAGGTGCAGCGGATCATGGACGACCGGCCCGAGCCCGTACCCGACCCCTTCGCCCTCACCCCCGGCGACGAGAGCGAGAGCGAGGGCGAGGGGCCCGGCGAGGACGGCGAGGAGCAGGCAGACGACCCCGACGACTCCGAGGAGTCTTGATCCCCGTCTCCGGCGAAACCCCTGGTCCCGTGTCAGCGAAGGTCTTCTCGCGCTGAACTGGAGGTCGGCATGCCCGTCGACCCCGCCCTCGTTGACACTCTCGCCGCCCGCATCGCCGACCTCTATCGTGACGTCGAAACCGCACTCGTTAAGGCGATCGCCCAGCGTCTCGACCGCGACCTCCCCTCCCCCGAACACGAACTCAAACTCGACACCGTCCGCAAACTCCAAAACGCCGCCCAGGCCATCCTCGCCCGCCTTCAAGCCGCCCGCACCCAGGCTGTGCGTGAGGCGATCGCCCGCGCCTACCAGGCCGGAACCGACGCCGCACTCGACGAGGTGGCCCGCATCCGCCCCGGAACCGCACAGGCGGCCCGGCAGGCCCTCGACCAGGCACCAAATCTGCGCCTGATCACCAACATCGCCGGCGCCGTCCTGCGAGATGCCGGCCGAGTCGACTGGAACATCCTCCGCGCCCCCCTCGACATCTACCGTGCCGTGCAGGCCGGCACCGCGGCAAGGATCGCCAGCGGTGCGTTTACCCGCCGCGAGGCCGCACAGGCCGCATGGCAGGCCCTTATTGACCGCGGCATCGTGTCGTTCATTGACCGGGCGGGGCGCAGGTGGCGGCTCAGCTCCTACGTGGAAATGATCGCCCGCACCAATATTCAGAGGGCGGCGATTCAGGGCCAGACCGACCGGCTACAGGCCCTCGGTGAAGACCTCGTCATCGTCAGCGATTCGCCGAGAGAGTGCCCCAAATGCCGCCCCTGGGAACGCAAGGTCCTGTCGATTTCCGGGCGGCACCGCGGCCGCATCCGCGTCGAGCACGCGACGAGGGACGGCGAGTACGTCGAGGTCAATGTCGCCGGGTCGCTCGCTGAGGCGCGGTCGCGCGGGTTGCACCATCCGAACTGCACGCACAGCTTGAGCGCGTACCGGCCGGGAATCACCCGAGTCGGCAACGCCCGCTCCGACCCTGAAGGGTACGAGGCCAAGCAGCGCCAGCGGGAGCTCGAGCGCCGCATCCGC